ATGACATTGGTGTACAAAACTTAGACCAGGCTACAGAAGAAGTACAAGAAGTTGTACAGGCTGTTGTTGAAGAAGCTATAGAAAATGTAGAAGATTTATCTGAAGAACAGGTAGCGGTTGTTGCAGAAGTATTACAAGTAGAAGAAGAAGACGTTGAGATTATTGCTGAAGCTGTCAAAGAAGACGAGGTCGTAGCTGAAGCAGTAGAAGAATATGTAGAGAGAGCTGTAGAGAACGCAGACGTAGAGAACTACACACTTGCTGACGTAGTTACAGAGGTAACTTACGAAACATTCTTAGAAAATCCTATAGAGGTATTCGTAGATTTAGATTTTGAAGGAGTAACTATAAGTAACATAGGAGATGATATGACACAAGACCAAAAAGAAAAAGCACAGGAGGTCGTGGTTCCTGTAATCTTGACTAGAATAGCTAGTATGGCAGCTTTTGTATTTAGGAGAAGTCTATGATTAACAAGCTATGGACCTGGTTTGTAGCCGCAATAAAAGAAACACTTAACCTTAGTTGGACTTTGGTTGGTTTAATTATTGCCACTTTGACTTTGACCGGGAGTGCAAGACAAATCACAGGTGTTGCCACTATAATAACATTAGCTATTTGGTTATTGACAATTAGCTTTAGAAAAGGAGACTAAATGGACTGCTGTGGTAGTGGTTGCTGTGGTGGTAAGTAATGTGTACAACTTTTGTTAATGAACAAGGTACTTACATTACGATATGTAACGGAGAATATGGAGGTATAGGTGAAGTTAACTGTAGTTAGAACACAATTCGGAACAGATGCAACAAATGGTTTGCTATTTATAAATGGAATCTTTGAATGTTATACACTAGAAGACCAGTATCAAGCGGTAAAGGTAATGCACGAGACTTGCATACCGGAAGGAACTTATGATATTAAGTTTAGAAAGACTGGTGGTTTCCACGCAAAGTACACAGAGAGGTACAAGAATGCACACTATGGTATGTTACACATACAAGATGTGCCTAACTTTACCTACATTCTTATACACACTGGTAACACTGATGAACATACATCAGGTTGTTTAATTGTAGGAGAGACACAACAAGATTTAGAAGTATCTAAAGATGGATTCATAGGGTCAAGTACTGTAGCTTACAAGAAAATGTATGCAAAAGTAGCAGGTCAATTACTTCAAGGTAAAGATGTAACCATAGAATACACAACAATAAACAAGTTATTAGAAGGTCAACAAGATAATAAAGCTAAAGAACATACAGTATTAGCTAACACAGTTTATGAAAAATTAGAAGAAATAAACGGAAATGTTTTGATAGGTAATGCTATGTTAAAAGGGAGATTAATTCAATAATGTTTGAAAGATTTAAAAGAGCAAGAAACCAGGATGGTACATTCAAGAAGGATGTATGGTGGACACCTTGGTCCGATTCGTGGGAGTATAGAATGAGTGAAGACCTCAAAGATATGCTTGAAAGAACTGCTTGGACCTTCATTGAAGCGTTCATTGGTGCATTAACAGTTGCTCCATTAGTTGGTGTAGAAGCTGAGACAATTCAGTTAGCTGCATTAGCTGGTGGTGGTGCTGCACTAGCCGTTATCAAGACATATGCAAAAAAACAAATCTCTAAGTAACTGAAAAAGTCATAGTCTTACTGTATAATATAGTTAACAGAAAGGCTGCATATGACTGATAAAAAGGACTTAGGTAATAACTATTACCGTTCCGGATGGCAACCGTCAGCTGAGTTTGACGAGCAATCAGGTATCGGTGAAATAACACACATAGGAACTGACCCTAACTATAAGAATAAGTTTGATTCTATCCTGCGAGAGTGGGGATTTGACCCTAAACATTACGAAATAGAAGGTAAAGTTAGGGCTAGCTCCTGGAATACACAAATCAAAGGCGGAAATGTAGAAACATTTTACGCATTCAAAGGTATCGTAAGACGAAGACATCCTGCTCGTGATGAATGGTACAACAAACTTCTTAAAGAAGTATCAAAGAAAAAACCTCTAAAGAAAAAGCAACACAAAGGTGACACAGCCTACATATTTACGATGAGTGACTGGCAGTTAGGAAAAGTTGACCTTGGAGTAGAGAAAACGCTTAAGAGATACGATAAGGCACTTGTGAGAGCAGTACAAGAGATTAGGTCACTGGGTACCATAGATGAGATTTATTTGCTTTCTATGGGCGATTTGACCGAAGGTTGCTATGGATTCTACGATTCACAACCTCATAATATATCTTTAAACCTATCTCAACAGTATCACCTAGCAAGAAAGCTAATTATGAAGACTGTTGATACATTTTTACCATATGCCAACAAGATTGTACTATCGGGAGTTCCCGCTAACCACGGTGAGCAAGCTCGTAGTGGCAAAGGTCAGGTAGTTACATCAAGATTAGATAACTCTGACACTATGCACCTAGAAATATGCGGTGAAATTATGGAACAGAACCCACGCTATGACAAAGTAGAGGTGTCAATACCGGAAGGTTTTCATCATACATTAAAGATAAAAAATTTAACTGTCGGTTTCACCCACGGACATATGCACGCAGGCGGCACAGGTCCTGAAGGTAAGATAATGAAGTGGTGGCAAGGTCAGATGTTTGGTGACTTTCCTGTTGGTGATGCAGAGATATTAATTACTGGACACTTTCATCACCCTCGTATGATGCAGCAGGGTAATAGAACTTGGTTTCAATGTCCTTCAATAGATGCAAGTATAGATTTTACTGCAAGGACTGGTATGTGGAGTAAGCCAGGTGTCCTTACCTTTACGATAGATAAGGACGGATGGGATAACTACAAGATAGTTTAGGAAGAACCTTCTTCAGCTATATCATAGCAAGTATCACACATAGGTCTATTGCCTGTGCCTATGTATGGTTCGTTTTCTGTAACTTCTATGTGTCCAACACCCCAACATCTAAATATATATATCATTCTTCTTCCTTTGGTCCTTCAGGAATCCAAGTCATAGTAAAGTTTGGTGTGATAGCTGTTAGCATAACTTTGTTACCTGCTATTGGTACAGAGTTTGCATTAAACAATACATTACCGTCTTCCCCTTGTCTTGTTAATAGTTCGTGTAGCAACATAGGTACAGTTGCTTTGCTTAACATTACATCAATCATTTATTCTCCT